TAGATGGTTTAAAATTTTCAAGATAAATTTCTATTCTCTGGAGAGTTTTAAATAATTCATCTTGATTTTCAAAATCAAATAAAGCTGTAGTTAAAACCTTTATTGACTGGAAATCTTTATTGTGATCACCTACTTTATATGTGCCAAAAAAGTTAGTTAATTTTTCTATTTTGTCTAAAGTATTTGGATCAAATCTAGGTGAATAATGATTTTGGACAATATCTAAAATTTTATGAGCCTCATCACAAATTGTAAAATCTCTAGCAGGAAATATTTGATCATCTAAATCCATGTGTTGGTTTGTATAATTTTGCATTATTAACCAATATGCATAGTTGAGAAGTGAAGTAGGAGATTCAGATGCATGATCTCTGGCATTAAAATATGGACAAGAATTGTAACAATACATTCCTTTAGGTTTTTTGTTTCTAATTCTACAAGTCCCTAATGAATTCTTTTCCATGTTATCAATGCACAGATAATTATCAATTCCTTTTACAGAACCCCATTTAAAATGGTTTCGTTTGAAATCTTTTTCGTATTGTTCTTGGAGTGCAATATCAGAGGCTAAAATATATCCTTCTTTTCCATGTTTGTTTAGAATATATGCAACTGCTAATCCAATTATTGATTTACCTGATCCGACAGGAGCATCTAGTATAACTACCTTAGTTTTATTCTCATAAGCTTCTACAATGCTTATTACTGCTTCTTTTTGTCCTTTACGCCATATGAAATCTTCAGGCATAAATATTTCTTCAAAATCTGTTAAGTGCTGTTGTATGTCCATAGACATTTTATGACAAAAAAAGACCTAAGTTTTCTTAGGTCTTGTTAAATATTTTTTAAAATCTTCTTCCAGGAGGTCCATAATGATTGAACATATTTCCCCCTCCACTAGATCTTGGATTTACTACTTTACTTCCATTTGGACTTTCAGTTGGAACTGGTCTTTCGCCTGAGTCATCGACACCCATTCCACCTGGATTGGAAAAATTATTATCTAAATATTTTTCCGTTGCTGATTCTGAACTAAATGGTCCATAAGTTGTACTTTCTTCCCATTCTCCATATTCTTCATTAGCTAAATCCATATACCATTTTCCATCTTTTGTTTTATAGAAATCACAATATCTTGACATGGATTCATTTAATGATTCTTTTACTAGTTTTGCTTTCATATTTTCTTCTATATTTCCTTTAGTTTGCTCCCAAAAATCTGGATTTTCTAATTCATCCATTCTTAATTTGTAAAAGAACGTTAATGCGTCTTGGGCTTTCTTATTTAATTTTGGATTTTTAAACATCCGTTTATAAACTTTTTCTACTTTTCTTGTACTATCTATTTTACTAAACAATCTTTCATAGAATGACGTAGCATATAATGCCCAGTATTCTACAGGATCTGCAACTTTCCTTGGATCCAATCTTAATATTTCGAAAAGTTCTTGTCTATTCATAATCTTTAAATGATTCTCCAACAAATTGTTTAGGTGCAACTGATTCAGCCATCATATCTTGTACTTTGACTTTCTTCATTCCACCAGTTTTAAGTTTTAATAAAAAACCATCACCCATTTTGGCCATGGGAACACCTTCTCCTACACCACCAGCAGATCTAAATTTTACACTTACTCTACTAAATTCAGGGGAAGTTAATTCATGTTCTAATCTTTTTTGGATTTGTTTTTGGATAGCAATGTCCGTTACTTCGTCTTCTAATTCGACATCTTCGATTTGTTCAGGACCTGCTTCCGGAGCATCGAATTCATCATCGGCACCATACCAATTATCTGCTCCTGCTTCGGGATCTTTAATTTTACGGGGTCTTCCTCTTTTTCCAGCAAATTCATCTAGATTTTCCTTAACTAAATAGATCTTTTTCATGATCGTAATATTATTTTATATTTCGTCTTCTTCGTCTTCAACATCCTCATCTTCTTCACTTTCGTATTGTGCCTGGGACATTGTATATTCTCCGGGTTGTAAATATTTATTCTCAAAAAGTTCTTGGAGAGATTCGGCTACTAATTTCTTTGAATCACTATAAACAGTTATATCTAATCCGGCGGTAGAATCTTCTGCACTACAAAATGAAGTAATGGTAATTTTGGTTGTATCTTTGAAAGTAAAAACTATGAAATCGTTAGTTCCATCGAATTCTTCAGTTACGGTATGAATTCTTTTGCCAATTAAGTCTTTTGGCTCCATTTTCCCTAATTCGACATCAAGTTGCCCAACACCATCATCCCCGTTTGGATATGAACTAATGTTTAATTTTCCACCCTCTTCAAATTTTACTATGATGTATGAATTGGCTCCGTCGAAATCTTGATCAACAGACTTAATAGTTTTTCCTTCGATCCTTTTTAGATCATTCATATCAAATATATTTTATTTTATATATTCGAAATAAAAAGAGAAATTGTTAATCTCCCCCTCCTCTATCAAGTTCTTCAACCTCTATATCACTAAAGCCAGCGTTTTTAGAGATTTGAATTTTAAAGTCAAAATGTTCTATTGGAAGAGGTGAATGATTGATGATGAAAATATTTATATTCATTTCTTTAGAAATGCTTTGCAGCAAACCAATTATGTCATAAATCCCATCCCCGTCTATTGATGAAAGAACTTCGTCTAGCATAAAAATATTTAATGAGGGGTACTTTCTCTTTAACATTCTTATAATTGAAATAAGAACTGCTAAATCAACTCTTTTCTTTTCTCCTGTCGACAATGTATCAACACTGATATCTAAACCCAATTGCATTAATGATGGATCGAAATCTGAATTGAAATTTAATGAATATGGGAAATGAAGTTCATTCAATGTGTATTCAATTTCCTTATTAAGTGTTGGTAGATAACTCTCTAGAATCTTCTTTTTTACTCCGGCGTCTGAATAAATATCTTCTAATATTGCAAGATATTTAAAATCATCATCATATTTTACTTTATCTTTTTCTTTTTGGGATAAATTTTTAGAATTTTTGTCGATAATATTTCTAATACTCCCAAATTCTTTTGGTTTATCTGCCTTTAAACGAATAAGTTCAGCTTCTAAAGTTTTGTATGCAGATTCATATTGAATAATGAATTCATTAATTTTGTTGATTCCATCTTCTAATTTCTTAAAAGCTACCGCATAAGTCTGTTCGCTTTTCTTTATAGTTTCTAAACTAGTTTCTTTTTCTTTAATTTTCGAATTAAGATCTTCTTTGATTAAATCAAACCTTTGTTCACTAAAAGGAGTTTCACAAGTTGGGCATTTATCTTTTGCATATAAAGCTAGTTGTCTATTTATTTGGGCGATTTCTTGTGTTACTTTTGTTTTTTGTTGTATAAATGTATTATAAGAAGTTGTAATTTCCTGTTTCTTTGAAATATACTCATTTCTTTTTTTATAGCCCTCTTGTAATTTTGGTTTGTATGCAGTCAATTGAGTAACAATCTCACTAATTCTGTTTGTATTATCTTTGTTGACTTGTTCTTCTAATTTAGCTAATTCTTTAACCGCCGAACTTATATTGTTTTTGAATGAAATAATTTCTCTATCAAACAAAGTCATATTCATTTTAATATCCCTTAAATCATGCTTAACGAGATTATTCATTTTATTGATAATATCCATCGCAAACAATTTATCGATAATGATACGTTTATCGTTAGGATTCATTGAAATGAATGATTTGAAATCATTAACTGATAATGAAATGATATTGGAAAAAATGTGGTATGGCAGTCCGGTAACTTCCGAGTCGATATAACTTTGGTAGTTTGCTATACCACTTTTTCCAATGTCATTATCATCATTAGGTTCTTCACCCGGGGCATATTTATGTACTCTTAAATCTGATGGGGAAAGTTTTCTTTCTATTGTAACATCTGTGGTGGGATTAACAGAAATTTCTCCTCTAACCCAGCCGTGTTTATTCATTCTATTAGCAATCTCATCTTTCTTAAATTTATCTAATTTGCCATAATATAGTACTTTAGGCAAATTAACAAAAAAAGATTTACCGTTACCGTTCTTACCAAGGACCATCCAAAGACCTCCACCATCTGGTAGTTCTACAGTTTGTAATTTATTTCCAAATGGACCAATATTTCTCCATTGTATTTTTTTAAGCTTCATTCTTTGCTATTTTTCTTAACTCACGTAATAATTCTCCTGGATTTATAGTCGTTGTATATGAAACTGAACAGTCACCCCAGCTTTTTTTATCTTCTATTTTATGTTCCCAACAATTTTTGACAACATCTTCTATTTCTTTTATACTAAATTTTTTCATAATTATTTCTTACTTTTAAAGACTCCATCTTCATCTGGTTCTTTAGACCATTCTCTTTTCTTTACTATTTCAAGTTTGTTTAATGAGAAATGAAGCAATTTATTAAAAGAAACATCATTCCCATGTCGAATTCTAAATGCATCTAATAAAAGAAGTAGACAATCAGCCCATTCTTCTTCCTCAGCATGTTTTGCAGCAGTGTATTGCGCTAATTCAAAAAATTGATTAGCTGGTGTAAACTGATCAACATCATTTACTGAGTCAATAAGTTCTATTACTTCTAACTTTAAATGGTTCAGTGGTCCCCTGGGATCGGTTCTGGGCCCAAATTGATCCTCACTAAAGTCTTTTATTTCGTCTTTAAGATAATTTAACATTTTAATTTAAGTCTTCTTTGGAAGCTAATGCGTAATATTTCTTATTAAGTAACTTCAATTTAATAAGAACCTCTGCCTGATGTTGTAGGTCTTCTATACTATTTTCTAATAAAGTTAAGATATCTTTGATGTCAACACCTTCAACCATTTCGGTTAAATCATCTCCTAACATTTTTCTTTCACCTACGGTTTCAATTTTCTTATATTTACAATCCTCTAAAAGATCAACAAACTTAGTTAAATTAAATAAGTGAATATGTTTGTCTCGGACAATAATATCTGAGTAGTTATTATTGAATATATCAATTGATTCGTTAAGAGTAAGTTCCAACATATTCTCCAACGGAACTTTCTGAAATAATGGAGAAAACGTATTTTCTGTAAATTGTACAGTATTATCGCTTGGATTAAATTTATACAAACCTTTTTTATTTCCTATATCTGAACGTTTAGTTGAATAAGGAGATCCAATATAAATATACTGTTGGTATTCTTGTCTTTTGTGGATATGTCCCGAAAATAATCTTTTTATACCACCAATCTGAGTAAATTTAGCGCCTTTATGTATTTGTCTTCCATTATCGTAGGAAAAACCTGCTATATTTGTATGAGCAAAAACATAATTATGGTCATTTTTCTTTACATATTCTTCTTCCATTTTTTCATCACCTACCCATGGGAGTACTAGAATTTTCGACTCTCCATTTGTAATTATAAGAGGTTTCTCATAAACGATTACATTTGGGATGGCCTTGAATGGTCTAAGAGAATTGACATCCGTGTCATATTTCTTATAAATATCATGATTACCTGTGATAAAATAAAGTGGTATAATTTCTGATAACTCGATAACAAGATCGATTGACCTGTTTAGAACATTTATATCAAGTAATTGTCTATTGTCAAACCAATCACCTAGTATAAAAAGAATATCGCCATCCTGCATGTTTTCTTTCAGGTATGGGATATAAAAATTTTCAAAAAATTGAAGGTGATTTTGCAGCCACTCTAATGAATTTGCTCTAACACCAAAATGTAAGTCTGATAAAAGGAATATATTTTTGTACTTAATTTTCTCAATACCAACTTTAAATGAGCTCGGACTAGTCATATAAATTGTTTAATTATTATAATACGAAAAGGCACGTAGGTTTTAGTCTGCGTGCCTTTTCAAAAGTTTCTTAACAGGGCCTTAATTTAAAATAATCTTTTAGTTTTTATTCTTCCTTCTAACCCAAGTTTGTCATTTAATTCTTTTAATAGTGATTCTTTATCTAGCACTCTAATTTCATTATAGAGTTGATCATAATTTATTTGGAAAAATTCAGCAAATCCAATGAAAACTTCCATTGCGCTGAAATCTCTCTCCTTTTTTATTTCATCTTTGAAAAAATAATACATCTTAATCATGTCATTTTTGTCGACACGTTTTGGATTCTTATATTTTTCATAATAATCAGATACCTTAAAAATATCATAAATTATGCTGCTTAATAATTGAGCAGTTCTATGTTCTAATATATCCCCTAATTGATCTTCATATAAACTAGAAACTCTACTATCAACTTTTATAGTGCTAGTAAATTCTTGATAGTTTAATACACCCGAGTTAAAGGAATTATTAATAATCTTATCTTCTTTCATATTCTCTTCATTTATAAATTCCATTCATAGTTGGTGATTTTTGTTTAGCTATTTATTACAATAATTAAAACAATTTTTCACCTGTTATATCGATCTCCGGAAGAACTTCTGCTGGGTTCACTATAGGTACCTCCGGAGTGGTATTCCCTGCAATAAATGCGTGGATATCAGCGGTACCCCCAGATGACCTCGGTGTAGGATGATCAGGAGGACTTACGATATTATTAATTATGAAGTCCATGTCTTGGATTGGTGTATTTTTATCTTCTGAAATTCTCGCATATTTCCAATCTATTTCATATCTCTTCTTTGTATTTTCGTATCCCGAAACCCTATTAGCCAAGCATTTGAGATAGTATTCACCTCTAGCTTTCATTTCTGCATTTGTAATAATACCAAATAAAACATCAACTGTATGAAGTAATGCAGCAGATTCGGAAATGTTTGTGATATTTAAATCATTTGATTCCCAACCAGATCTGTTAGTTTGAGTTGCTGTAATAATTGCCCAACTTTCTTCCATTGCCATTGCTCTTAAATCTTCAGCAATTTGCTTGATTTTTATGTAAGTATTCTCTGTGTTTGGATTTCTCCAGTTCTTCATAATATTGATGTAGTCAACAAAAATATTATCAAACTTAACCCCCATCACATCTTCAGCTTTCTTTAAATATGTCCTTAAATCATTAACCGAACAGGTTGAAGCTCCAAATTCTTTTACATGGAGATTACCCATCGGAATTACAGAATTTTGTTTAGCTTGGTGAATTTTTTCTTTCAACATAGCTTGATCCTTTGCCCAGTCCTCATAATCATCCATTGGAATTGTGAACATGTTTGCTCCAATTCTCATGTTTACAATTTCTTCCTGCAACTCAAATGTTATATAAGCTGTTTGGTGTCCTAATTGAGCAGATTTTAATGCAAGATTTCCAAGCCATGTGGAATTATGAGATAAAATATTATTTGTATAATATGTATGATTATCAGTATTTACTTCAATATCATACATTTCTTCATACTCTTTCGTCTCTAATATAGTTTTAACTTTAGATACACCTAATGAAGTTTTAATATAATCTTCTATAGTTGCATCACACAAATATATTTCTTCACCATTTTTATTTATGACAATGTGATTATCTGCCCCTCTTAAAATAAGATTATTTTCAAGAGTTAATTCAAAAATTTTATATTTTATAGTTTTTCCGGTGGCGATTATATCTTCCCAACCTGTATCAGTTTCTACTTCCCATTCATTAGTTTTAAAAACTTCTGTAAATTTTTTATTATTCATAGGTTATAAATTTAAAAAAGTTAAACATTTTTCTAATACAAATTCAGGGCTACTTTTATAAGTTTGTTCCCAAATTATTAATAATTTATATTTTTTCTTTATTTCTTTATTTTTTATATTATCCAACTCCCATATATCTTTAGCTGTTAAATTAGAAAAAGGGGCTGGGGTATCATCTTTATCGTACATTTTAGGGTTTGCATGAAATTTATCACCATTAAATTCTATAACATTTCCATTATAGAAAAAATCGATTGCATATGTTTTCTTTCCGACAGAAAAATATTTTTCATTATTATGTTCTCCAAATTTAACATTTTCTTTATCTTTTATAAATTCAAGAATATCAAAGAAAAGTTTTTGAGAAACAGGAGAATAAAAATAATGTTTTGATTTTAACCAAATATCATATTTTTCTGGCCCTTCTACTTCTCCCCATTTCCTAATCATATTTTCTAAAGTAATACCCTTTAATTTGTTAATTCTTTCTTTTTCTTCGGGAGATTTTTTATCTAAAGTTTCTTGCCATTTAACTTGTCTTGCTCTCCATTTTTCCTTTCCAATTTCCTTTCCATACCGTCTTTGAAAATTTTCTAATGAACTAGTGGCTTGTCGCTCTTTAATCTTTTCTTCGGCTTCTTTATGTGAATAACCAAGCTTTATCCAATATTCAATATTAGTACTAAATGAAGATTTATATTTTTCAGGATTTTCTTTTTTCTTTTTTTGATAAGCCAGTTGCATTTTTTTAATATGCTCTTTGCCTTTTTCTTTAGCTTCAGCTTTAGAATATCCTTTTTTAATCCAATGTTCCGGATTACTAGATGACATTGCCTTTCTATCAAAAGCGCTCATATTTCGTTGAGATTCTCTGGCTTTTTCTTTTGTACTTTCAATTTTTCTTTCTGCTTCTTGTTTAGATATATTATATCTTTGCATTTGCCATTCTACAGAATATATGTTTGTTTTCATAACTTTTTATTTATATATTCTTTGTTTTTCCAGTTTTCGGTGCTATATTTTCATGAAAATTTCTCATTTCAACTTCTTTAATTTCTCCGGTTTTCTTATTTCTAATTTTTATTTTAGTATTTCCAACAACACATTTCCCAGCCTTAGGACCAGAAAGAAAAGTAATAAGTGATCCTTTCCAATAGCCTCCTTTTAAGCATAGATCAATGTATTCAAAACCTGAACTGGTTCTCTGCAACCTTGATTGAAGGTGAGCAGTTGGATCAAAAAAATCTGAACCTAAATTGAAACTAAAATCGATAACGGTTTCTGATGATAACATATGACGAATTTTCTCAACAACCTCGGAAGCATTCTCCGCCGTCACTTTAGTTGTTTTCATAAACGCAATAGCTTTCCTCATTACGTTGTCTAAATTTCTTACTTGAATCCAAGGACCAACATTATTTTCAAGCCATTCATCATCATACTGGCCTAATAATTGTTTGGTGTTGTATAACCCCGAGATTACTTCATCGCTATATTTTTCTCCAAGTCCTTTAACACGAATAAGTTCCACCATTTGTTCTTTACTTGGTGGTTCTTTATAACGCATTGCATGTTCCTTTGCTACATCAAATAATTCCCTAACGTTTTGGTTTTGGAAATAATCCGATTTAGACACATTAAGAAATAACTGATTTCCTAATATGTAATGGAAAAATATTTGCTCTTGATACATGTTTACCATAATTCTACTCCCATAAATGTTTAGTGATTCTATATGAAGTGTACTTGAGTTTTTCTATGTACCCAGCTTTTATAAGTTCTTCTAAATCGTCAATAAGATCTGATTTTACTCGAACTCTCGTGAATAGAGCAACTTCCCTTTTTAGAAATTCTCCATCGTATCTTTTTGTATTATCCAAGAATTGAACTATCTCAAAAAGTAAATCCTCAAGTTTGGGATCATCTATAATCCCTATAAGGTTTTTCATTTTGACATTTTTCTTTTTAATTGGCTTCATAAAGGTTTATTTTTTATAATACAAAAAAGGACCAAAGTTTCCTAAGGTCCTTTAAAGTTTATTAAGTTATATAGTTATTCTTGCTCCCGATCATCCATTTCAACATCCTCTAAGTCAGCAGTTACATCAACTAAATCTTCAAGCGATTCAATAGAAGGTAACATAAAAGTTGGTTTGATGACTTTCTCATCTAATTCGAGTAATACTTCATTAGTAAAAACTCTTTCAGTATAAAGTTCTCCTAAAGGAACTTCTCCACCCTCATGTTTACACACTAAGCTTCTTGCAGTTTCCCTTGGCCAAGCGTATCTTGTAACATGTTCATGAACATAATTCTTACCATCTTTTACAATAATAGTTTCCTTTTCTTTGTCAGATAGCGCCTTGAATGCTGCTGCACTTAACGGAACATCCGCGTCAGTTTCAAATTCAAAACAAGTATCTTGTTCTTTATCCGTTAGTTTAGCATAATCTTTAGGAGTCAACATTTTACCTCTAACAATACCACAATTTTCCCATGATACAAATTTCTCTAATCCTACATAAGGGTTTGGTTTCTTATAGAATGGAATATGAATTTGAACTTTAATTGGTCTGGCAAATCTTTGTTTTATTGGATTTACTGTTACAACGATACCGATTTTAGTATGTTTATCTAATCCTTTCTTTTCAACATGATCTGATGAGTCTTTATCAGTTAACTTAGATTTAGTTAACATCATAATAACTGATGAATTGTATTTAATTCCACCACCACCTGATACTTCATTATGAGGGAAGAAAGCTCCAATTGCTGCATAAACGTGGTTACAAATAATAAATGGAACTGCATTCTTGGCAAAATCTGTACCAACAACTCTAAACGTTCTACGAATAGCTTGTTGTTTGGTCATATCTCTTTTACCTGAACCTTCAGTTGTATCAGTCTTTTCTTTTGTTGAGGAAAGGTTTCCAAGTGAATCAAGAACTACCATAACTTTAGGTGGTTCTTTTCCTTTTTCTCTCATCGTATTGAGAGTTTCATTTAATTTTGCAGTTAAATGAGCAAATTGTTCTATTGTAGAAATATTTTCAATTCTAATTTTTGATGTATCAACACCTAATCTCTTTACGAAATCAATATCAATACCACCTTCAGAATCATAATAAACGATATGATATCCCATCGCGATTGCATTTCTACAAATACTTAAAGCTAAGTATGTTTTTCCAGTACCTTCTTCTCCTGCAAATGTCAATGATCTTCGGTTTGGCATTCCACCAAATAAAGATCCTGATAATGCCGCATTTAAAATGTAGGGGCCAGTTGGAATAAACTCGTCAATTCTTGCATAGATGCTATCTTCCAAAATATCTCCATCAGGAGAAAATACGCTGAGAGCGTCATTAAGTTCACTGAATGAAACAACTTTTTTATCAATCTTTTTTGCCATATTTATTTAAATTTATTTAAATTTTATATGATTGGAAAGGAAGAAAGTTTTATGAATATATAATAAAAGCAGTAATTCTTATTAGTAGTAAGAAAACCGAAGAGGGATCAACGGCTGTCCTGCCTTTTATATTTATTCGAAAATAATAGAGGGAAATCATGAAAGAATATCATTTTGTTTACGTCACTACTAATTTAATAAATGGGAAGAAATATGTGGGTGATCATTCTACAGATAATTTAGAAGACGGTTATTTAGGAAGTGGCCGGCCAACTTTTAATAATGCTAAGAAAAAGTACGGAAAAGAAAATTTTGAAAAGAAAATTTTAGAGTTCTTTGATACAAAATTAGAAGCTTTTAATGCGCAAGAGAAATATATCAAAATAGAAGAATCTCATGTTTCTCAGAACGGTTATAATATAAGTTGGAAAGGTGGACACGGTGTAAAAGATTGTATTTCAAAAGAAACTAAGAATAAATTATCAATAGCTACTAAAAATTGGCATTCTACAATAGGTTTTTCGGAAGAAACAAAGAAAAAATTAAGTAAATCTCTTAAAGGGAAAAATATTGGAAAAATACGATCTGAAGAATTTAAACAAAGAATTTCAGAAGCAACATCTGGAGAAAATAATGGAATGTATGGGAAAAATCATTCAAAGGAATCTAAAGAAAAACAACGTATAGCGGCTAAAAATAGAAAGACTCATGGGATGAAAGGGAAATTTCATTCAGAAGAATCTAGACAAAAAATAAAAGAGAAGAAAAAAGGAACAATCCCATGGAATAAAGGTTTAAAAATAAAAAAATTATTTTAAGTAATTTAATAGTGGTTTAAACCTACCAAATATTCGTTTCTTGGCTTCATTTTTAGAAAGAAATCCGGCCCAATCAACTTCTTCAAATTGTGGTTTAAATGATTCTTTTTCAATAGGTTTCTTTGGATAAGCAACGAAATAATAGACTCTTTTATAAACTTTCCCTTTGTTATCGGTGTAGTCTATATAGCCATTATCAGTTGAAGAAATATGTTTCCTTTTAATTTTTATTCCGGTTTCTTCAAACGTTTCGCGAATAGCTGCTTCAAGAGCATCTTCTTTTTTATCAACTCCACCCTTTGGAATAGAATAGGTTCCCCACCAAGGAGAATTAGTTGGGTGTACAAGTAACATTTTGTTATCTTGAATTACCACGAGTCCTGCAGAGATTTTTACACCTTTGTCATTTCTCCATTCGTTTAATGTTTCAGCTACCTTCATATATCTATTTATTCAAAGAAAAAGGGAGTATTTAAACTCCCTCTTTTAGTATAGATTATTTTTATATTCCCGATCTATATCTTCTTTACCTTCATCATAAAATGGTTTGTCTGCCATTAATTCGCATATTTGATAAAGATTTAATGGTCTCCACATATTTACAGAATTATCTATTCCGACATCATGAGAACGACCAACGCCTGGATTTCTACCATGAACATGTCCGTATAAATGAAAGGCTCCATGGATTCTTCTATTCCATGATAACATTGGATAGTGGCAAAGAACAATATGTATGTTTATTCCATTAACTTTATTACCATAAGTGAAGTCTTTGATTTGAGTAATTTCTCCAAACCTTGTAGATTTTCGTATGTTGTTATCGTGGTTACCAAGAATCAATGATTTATTTCCATTTAATCTATCAATGAATTTATCACTAGCAACTCTATTTGCCATAGTAACATCTCCAAGAATATAAAGTCTATCACTTTTACCTACTGTGTTATTGATAACTTCTCTAATTAACCATTCATCATTCGCTTTATTGATTAATCTTTTATAGGCTGGATCAGAAGTATCTTTGACTTTTACATCATTTTCTTTCAATTCCCTCTGAGAAAGATACACAGGTCTATTACAAATATCCACGATTTTTGGATGCTGCGCATGGAGGTCTGCTGTAAACCAAATTGACTCCATATCTTTTTTGATTTCCGGAGTAACTTTATCTAATATGTCTCTTTTTACATCTTTCATATATTCCATTGATATAAATCCCACATAACAGGATTTTCTAATTTTAAAATTTGTTTTTGTCTTTCATCACAGTCTTCATATTTCATATTTTTCTTTCTTAAAAAATCCTCTAAAAGAAACTGTTTACTTTCTATGTATTCTTTCATAGTGTTAGCGGTTCTTCTTTCTTATGCAAATAATCATAGTTTGGATTGTTTCTAATAAACCATCCTTCTGCAAAACAACAACCCTTTGGAGTTTGCATGTATTCTAAATCATGTCTCAGTGGTTCCTCAATGAAACACTTTTTATAAGTCCATGTATTTATCTCTTTGGATAAATCTAAAGTATAAAATTTTCCATCTTTCATTACTCCAGGAAACTCAATATCTATTGATGTTATATAATCCATTAAAACAAGCTTTTTGCGTAAATTAAATTTCCAGGTACTGGATTAAAACCAGCAGCTACCATAAATCGATTGAATGGTTCA